TGGCGATCGCATCGATGGCAAGCCCGCTCAGGCAATCACGCACCAGGGTGATGAGGATGGCGGCCCTGTTCGGTTTGAAAGGATAGAGCGCGCCCTTGTCCGGCCGAACCCTGCGGATTGAGACAGCGGAAGTCTTCGAGCCGCTCATCGCTCCCGCTCGCTACAAAGGGGCATGGGGCGGACGGGGTAGCGGCAAGTCTCACTTCTTCGGCGAGAAGCTGATCGAAGACTGTCTCGCCGAGCCTGGCGACAGCAGTGGCGAGGGCATGCGCGCAGTCTGTATCCGCGAAGTCCAGAAGGATCTCGCGCAGTCCTCCAAGCTCCTCGTGGAGAGCAAACTGCGCACGATGAATCTGTCAGAGGCCGATGGATTCAAGGTCTACAAGGACATCATCGCAACGCCCGGCGATGGGATCATCATCTTCAAGGGGATGAACGATTACTCGGCCGACTCGATCAAGTCGCTCGAGGGATTCAAGCGAGCCTGGTGGGAAGAGGCGCAGACCGCGACGCTTCACTCATTGAACCTGCTACGCCCCACGATTCGCGCAGAGGGTGCAGAGCGCTGGTTTAGCTGGAACCCACGCCGCAAGACTGACCCGATCGATGTGATGTTTCGCGGCCCTCAGTTGCCCACCGGCGCCGTAGTCGTCAAGGCGAACTGGCGGGATAACCCCTGGTTCAACGACGAGCTCGAGCAGGAGCGCCAAGACTGCCTTCGGACACAGCCCGAGCAGTATCAGCACATCTGGGAGGGCGGGTATGTTGCCATTCTAGAAGGCGCGTACTACGCCGCCGCGCTCAATCAGGCGCGGCTATCGAAGCGTATTGGACGGGTCGCCGCCGACCCGCTGATGACCAACCGCCTGTTCTTCGACATCGGCGGGACAGGGGCCAAAGCGGACGCGGTCTCGATCTGGGTCGCGCAGTTCATCGGCAAGGAAATACGCGTCCTCGATTACTACGAGGCCGTAGGTCAGCCGCTCGCCACGCATCTCGAATGGATGCGTGAACGCGGCTATATGCCCAAGAAGGCGCAACTGTGGCTGCCCCATGACGGCGACACGAATGACAAGGTTCACGATGTCTCGTACGCATCAGCGCTACGAGCTGCGCAGTACGAGGTGACTGTCGTGCCGAATCAGGGCAAAGGCGCCGCGAAACAGCGCATCGAAGCAGGGCGTCGATACTTCCCGAGCATGTGGTTCAACGAAGAGACCACGCAGGGCGGTATTGATGCCTTGGGCTGGTATCACGAGAAGAAGGACGACATGCGCTCGATCGGCCTTGGTCCCGAGCACGACTGGTCAAGTCATGGCGCGGATGCCTTCGGTCTCATGGCGATCTCTGCTGAGCGAATCATGAATGAAACGAGCGGATGGGGTAAGCAGTTGAACTACAGCAACGCAGGAATCGTTTAGGTGCCCGACCTCGATCGCCTGTACAACGCCATCGAACGTGCGGCGGAGACCGCCTATGGCGGCGATGACAGCGACTTATCGAACGAGCGCGCGGCTGCCATCGATGCGTACCTTGGGCGCAATACCATTCCCGCTCCCGATGGCCGTTCCCAGGTCGTCGACCGCACTGTCTACGAGACGATTCAGTGGATGCTCCCTTCACTCGCACGCATCTTTGCCAATGGCGATGATGTCGTAGAGCTGCCGCCTCTGGGCCCGGATGACGAGCCGGGCGCCAAGCAAGAAGCGCAGTACCTGAACTACCTCGTCCTGCAGAAAAACAACTGGTTCGAGGTATTCACGACCGCATCGAAGGATGCGCTGCTCACCAAAGCTGGCTATCTGTACTGCTACCGTGAGAAGCGCCGGCAAATCGAGTTGGAGAAGTACGAGCGCCAGACCCAGGAAGGCGTCGCCCTCATCATGCAGGACAAGCCGGAAGTCCTGAGCGTCAACGAATACCCAGACCCTGACTTCGAGCCGCCACCGCCCCAGCCGATGATGCAGATGGGCCCGCAAGGTCCCATGCCAGTCATTGACCCGCGGACGGGTCAGCCGGCGATGCAGCCTCCGCCACCGCCGCCGATGCTCTACGACCTCGAGATCCGGCGGGTGAAGGAGGATGTGGGCTACTGCATCGAGGCGCTGCCGCCCGAGCGCTGCAAGATCTCCGAGATGCACAAGCAGGTGCAGCTCCTGGGCTGTCCGTATTTCGAGTATTACGACTGGGTCACGATCTCTGACCTGCGTCGAGATGGCTATGACATCTCGGATGACACCGCATCCGACACGGACATGTACGCCTCGCCAGAGGATGCAGCGCGCGATCAGTTCAACGAGAACCAGGAGGATGAAAGCGCGCTTGACCCCGCCATGCGCCGGGTGCTCGTCCGCTACGTCTGGATTGCCTACGACTACGACGAGGACGGCATTGCGGAGCTGAACTATTGCGTCATCGTCGGCAAGAAGGTCGTGCATCGGGAGGAGAGCAACGAGGTTCCGATTGGCGTCCTGTGCCCCGATCCGCTGCCGCATCGGCACGTGGGCATGTGCCCCGCGGACAACACAATCGACATCCAGCAGATCAAGACCGTCACGCTGCGCAATGGCCTCGACAATCTGCAGATCTCGAACAATCCGCAGAAGTTTGGCGATCCCACCAAGGTCAATCTCGATGACATGCTGGTGTCGCGGCCAGGCGGCATCACCCGTACGCGTAACGGCGCCGTCTTCGGGCAGGACTTCGGCGTGTACCCGATCCCATTCGTGTTCCCACAGGTTGTGGAAGCGATGGGCTACTTCGAGCAGATGACGGAAGGCCGGACAGGCGTCAATCGCTATTTCCAGGGCACGGACCAGAACGCGCTCAACAAGACCTCAGGCGGCATTCAGCAGCTCTCCACGATGGCGGCTCAGCGCGTCGAGCAGGTTTCGCGTCATTTCGCGAACGGCATCGAGCGGCTCTTTGCGGTACTCCATGCCCTGGTACTCAAGGGCGGTCACCACACCGAGGCCATCAAACTGCAGGGGAACTGGGTCGAGATCGACCCATCCACCTGGCGCCGTCGTACTGACTTTCGTATCTCGGTGGGCTATGCCGCCGGCAACAAGGATGCGCAGATCAATCGCCTGATGCTGCTGCGTTCGAATCAGTTGCAGGAGATTCAGCTCGGTCTTCCCACAACGCAGGCTCGCAATGTGTACGAGACGAATATCGAGCTTGCCAAGGCAGCGGACTTCTCATCGCCCCAGCGCTTTGTCACTGATCCGGCGAAGGTCCCGCCACCGGGACCGCCGCAACCTGATCCGACGATCATGGCGGCTGAGCAGATGAAGACGCAGAGCGCCGAGAAGATCAAAGCGGCGGAGCTTCAGAGCGAGGAGAAGATCAAGGCTCACGACCTGGAGGTGGAGAAGTACAAGACCGATAAGGACGCGGAGGTGAAGCTCACCATCGCTGCACACCAGACCCAGCACGCCAAAGAACTAGAGCGCTTCAAGGCCGAGCATTCGGTGGGGATGAAGCAGTTCGAGGGTAATCAGGCCGCGCAGCTCGAAGAGCATCGGACGCGCCTGAAGGCCCAGCCGGCCCTGGAGATGGCGGGCCAAGTTCAGCAGCTCGCCGATCAGTTGCGTCAGGCGGTCGAATCAATGAAAGAGGCGCTGTCCATCGTCCTCACGGCCAAGCGCACGATCCGACGCGGCAAGGATGGAAAGGCTGAGGGTGTCGACATCGTCGGCCCTGACGGCTCAGTGCTGGCTCAGCAGGCCATTCAGCGTGGCGCTGACGGACGGATCGCGGGGAGTGCATAAATGTTCGATATCAAATCAAGACTGAGATCTCTTGGAGTTGAATTGGGTACGAAATGGCTGATCGGCGTATACACAAAGGACGGGCAGCGCCAGCCAGACCGCTTAGAACGCCGCGCCATTAGAAAAATGGTGAGATACGCAGTGGTGGGTGTGCACATTTCCGTACCAGCGGCGCAACGCGATGCGTTCTTCGCATACACAAACTACTCCACGGAATTTCATATCGAGCATTGCACTAAGGAGCATTGCTGCGTTCGGCGATCTGTCGCGTGACAAAAGAAACCGATATCACCGCCGGCAACCGTGCCCAACGGCTGCTGGAAGACGAGGTGTTGACCAAAGCGTTTGCGGATGTACGAGGCGCCATCATCGAGCTATGGGAATCCTCGCCCGTCCGTGACTACGAAGGCCAGCACGAACTGAAGTTGATGCTTCGTGTCCTGTCTGACGTGCGAGGCAATCTCGAGCTCGCCGTCCACAACGGCAAGATCGCTGCCGAAGAACTACGCATGCAATCGCGTGCGCTCACGCCTGCCGAATGGCGGGCCATGAACCCAAGGTAATCCATGAACACGAGCGAACAAGCCGCCCCCGTGGCGGACTCGCAGTCTATTGAGGCGCAGGTTGGCGCGTGGCTGGCAGGTCCGGAACGGACCATGAAGAAAGCTGCGCAACCGGCTCCGCCTCAGAAACCTCAACAGCCGACCGACCAAGTCCCCGAAGAGCGGGGCGCAACAAGCGAGGAGCCAACAACCGAAGAGGTTGAAGGCGAACCGACTGCGCCGCCATTCGAGGAAGTCGAGTACGAGGGCGAGACCTATCAGGTCCCGCCGAAGCTGAAAGAGGCGATCATTCGCCAGGGCGACTACACGAAGAAGACGCAGGAAGTCGCTGACCAACGCCGCACGATGGAAGTGCTTCAGCAAGAGGCGCATGTCGCCCGGCTTGCCGAGCAGTTCAAGACCGAGACGGCGCAGGAACAGAAGCAACTGGAGGCCCTCGACTGGGCCCTTCAGCAGCCTGTGGACTGGAACGCCATGTCTACGGAGGACGCCCTGCGATACAAGCTTCGGCACGATGGATGGCGCGATCAGAAAACCGCGCTCGAAAAGTCCATCGGCGAGAAGCGGCAGGATTGGGAGCGTAAGCAGCATGAGGCGTACACGAAACACGTGAACGACTCGCTCGCTGTCGTCGCCAAGCGCATTCCGGGATGGAGTCCCGCGGTAGCGAAGTCTGTGACCGAACATGCCCTGTCAGAAGGGTATACCGATCACGAATTGCGCCGCGCGAACACCGACCCGCGCCTTGCGATCACGCTTTGGAAGGCCGCCCAGTACGACAAGGCGCGCCAGTCGGCGCAGCCCGCTGTTGCACAGGCGAAGGCCGCCAAGGTGTCCAGCTCCAATCCCATGCCCTCGGATGTGAAGAACAAACTCAACTTCCGTAAAGCGATTGCCCGCACTGAAGGTAAGCCCACTGAGCGCAAGGCCACGGTGGAGGCACGCGTTATGGAGATATTCGGGAAACGATAAATGGCACAAGTTACCGGCACGACCTGGACCAATTCGATCGCCTCGTCTCTGACGATGGCGACGAACGTCCGCGAGGATCTGGAAGATGTGATCTTCCTCCTCGATCCCATGGACACATGGGCTCTGTCCAACCTCGATCGCGTTGAAGCCAGCGCGGTCTATCACGAATGGCTGTCCGACTCGCTCGCGGCCGCGGCAGCCAACACCCAGATCGAAGGCGCGGATGTCGCGTTCACGACTGCAGCGCCGGCCCGTCGCCTGGGCAACTGGACGCAGATCTCGTTCAAGACCTTCGCGGTGTCGGACACCTTGGAGGCCGTCGAGAAGGCGGGCCGCAAGTCCGAGCGCGGCCGTCTTGGCATGAAGCTCCTGAAGGAGCTGAAGCGCGATGTGGAGCTCGCTCTGGTCGGCAATCAGGGCTCCTCGGGTGGCGCAGGTGGCGCGCAGGGCGGCACAGCTACCGCACGCAGCTCTGCGGGCATGGAGGCGTGGATCGGCAATGGCACGACCACGACGACGGCCGGTGAGGCGTCAAACGTCGTTACGGCGACGACCAACTCCGCCAACTCCACGTCCCCTGGCTTTGCCTCTGGAGCGGTGGCAGCGCCCACGGATGGCACGACTGGCTCACTGACGGAAGGTCAGCTCGAAGCGGCACTGCAG